TGCGGGGCGGGACGTAGCCGCGGACCGCCTTGCAGCGCTGCCCCGGCTGCGCACCGCACTCGGGGCAGACGACCCGGTACGGGTTGTCCGCGGCCGGGTGCTGCCCGGCAGTGGCGAGCTTCCGGCCCAGCTCCCTGATGCGGGCGTCCTGCCCGGCGATGGTGCGGGCCTGCTGGGCGATCAGCGCCGCCATCTGGTCGACGCCCTCGTACAGCAGGGCGGCCTCATCGACGGAGAGCTTGCGGTTCTTGCCGCCGCCGATGGCGATCCGCAGCCGGTCGGTGTCGAGGCCGGTCATGCGGCACCTCGGGTTCTTGTGGTGTTGAGGCAGGTGTGGCAGTAGGCGCGGCCGTCGGGTTCGAGGCGGCCGTGCTCGGTCTGGTCGTGGCCGTTGCGGCAGACGTCGGGCCGGGGGCGCATGCCGCGGACGGCCCGGAGTTGCTGCCGGGCCCGCTGGCGGCCGGGCTGGTCCTCGACGTGCTCGGGGGTGACGCACCCGCGTTGGTCGCAGTCGGCGCGGACGTATCCGACGGGTTCGCGGCCGGTGCGGATGATGAACGCGATGCGGCCCGGCTTGAACAGGACCCGTTCCCACGTCACGTAGCCGCAGCCCGTCCACAGGAGGTGCCCGCCGTCCAGGGCCACGGTCCGGGACCGCCACCGGGCCACCAGGCCCTCCGGTAGGGCGCTCATGCCGCCACCTGCTTCTTGGTGCGGTCACGGCGCTGGCCGGTGCGAAGTTCCGCGCAGATGGCGCGCACGCTGTTGGCGTTCATGCCAAGGCGGGTGGCGATCTCGGACGGCAAGTAGCCGGAGTTCATGAACTTCTGGACCAGCTCGCGGCGTTCGGCTGCCAGTTCGTGCCGGCCGAGGCGGCTGGCTGAGGGGGCCTCGATGTCGTCCAGGTCGTCGACCTCCGGTTGGGCATTCGGGTCGTCGATGGTGTCGGTATCCCAGGCCATCGGTCCGTGCCAGCCGAGACGTTGAGCGCGGGAGCGTGACTGCTGGCAGGGTCCGGGGCGCCACGCCCACCGCCTGTACAAGGCGGTCATGGCTAGGGCGGTGGAGACGAGGACGAGGGAGTCATCTCGGTTGATGAGGCGGCCGAGGGCATCTGGGTGCATGCCGATCTCTTTCGCGATGGCGTTGACCTGGTAGCCGATGCGGACCATGGCTCGGCCGCGGCGGATGGTGCCGGTGCCGTCGGTGTGTGCGCGGCCTACGGGTTGTCCGGGTTGCGCGGGGAGCCGCCGGATGAGTTCTGCGGTGGCTGCGTTGAGGCGTGGGGTGCCAGCGACGAGGTCGACGATGACGGTGTCGCTGCAGCCGATGAGTGCTGCTAGCGGGGTGTAGCTCCAGCCGGCGTTGAGCCAGCGGGCGATGGTGGCGCGCGCTTGGCCGCTGGGGACGCGGCGTTTGTGGCCGTGTTCGCGTTCGAGGCGGTAGCGGGACATGTACCGGTAGTTGGCAGCGGAGCAGTCGGTGCAGCGGCAGCCGCGGAGGTAGCAGGCGCGCTCCCCGTGGTCGGGCATCGGCTTTACGGCGGTGGTCATGCTGCGACCTCCGTGAGTTCGGGCCACTGGCAGCCGGTCAGGGCCGTGGCGTTCTTCTCGGGTACGGCGGCCAGCGGGTGGCCGAGCCAGTCCAGGCCCATGGCGAGGAGGGCGTAGGCGTCGGCTTCGTCGTAGCGGGCGCGGCCTTCCAGCTCGATGCCGTACCGCTCGGCGACCGTGGTGCGGACCTCGCCCTTGGAGGCGTTGCCGCGGCCGGCGGCGTACAGGGCGCGGCATGACGGCGGGACGACGGCGTAGGGGATGTGGTGGGTCCAGCACCACTGGCGGACCATGACGCGGAGTCCGGCGAGGTCTTCGTGGCGGTGTTTCACGCCCCCGCCGAACGAGGGGCCTTCGATGACGGCGAGGTCGGCGGCGCGGATGAACGTCCCGATCTCGTCGAGGAGGAACGCGAGGCGCTGGTGGCCGCGGGTGGTGGGGCGGATGTGCTCGGTCCAGCCGGCCCCGGCTATGCCGGTGCAGGTGAGGGATAGGTCGAGGCCGATGACAAGGGGCCGGGTGGTGGTCATGCTGCGGCCCCTGTTCCGATCCAGGTGCGGCAGAGGGAGCTGTGGACGGTGGCGCGCTTGGAGCGGTCGGCGGCGACGGCCTCGATGACGCCGCGGCGGGCGTTGGTGGAGAACCTCGGCCCCCACTGGTTGGGGTGTGCCGGTTCGCCGACGAGCCCTTCGGCTATGAGGTCGGCGGCCTGGAACGGGACGCCGCGGGCGGCCATCTTGGCTATCGCCTCGTCGCACTGGGCTTTCCAGTCGGGCTGCGCGCCGGCGTCAGCTTCGGCCATGCCGACGGTTTTCGCGGCTTCCCCTGCGGCGGGGTTGATGGTGGTGGTCACTGCCGTCCTCCGTTCGTGGTGCCGCAGTCGCGGCAGACGTGGCCGGTGGGTGTGGGGTCGTGGATCGTGCTCATGTGGCCGCAGCGAGTGGTGTGGCAGGGCAGCCACAGGTCCGGGTGCGGGGGCGGCTGGGTGGTGGCCGGCTCGATGCGCCCGGTGCCCTGGCGGATGATCGCGGCGGCGAGCACGGCGAGGGCTCCGATACCGAGGGCGGTCGCGGCCAGGAACTCGGTGGGCTGGGTCACGACCGCACCCCCGGGTCTTCGTCGTTCTGGATGGGTGCGGCGCCGGTGAGGTCGCGGAGGCCGGGGATGTGCGCGGAGCACAGGAGCACGAAGGCGGTCGCGACGACCGCGACGAGGGCGATCACGGAGACGAGGAACATCAGCCGTTCACCGCCTTGCCGCGGGCGGCGTTGACGGTGGCGGTGATGTCGAGCCCGGCGACATCGAGTTCGGTCATGAGGGATCGGGCGAGGTCCGCGGCGGCCGGGTTACCGGAGTGGAGGCCGTCGAGGATGTGCTGGGCGACGACCTTGCGGAGGATGTCGAGTTCGGTCATGGGATGCTCCTTGGTGCGCCCGCCCCGGATAGCCCCCGGGGCGGGCGTGCTGGTGGGGGCTACTGCGGGACGGTGGCGACGGCCGGCCAGCCGATGGCGGGCTGCTCGGTGTCGGCTTCGACGACCTCGACCTCGTAGGCGCCGTCCTCGTCCGGCTCGGGGCGCCGGGTGGCCTCGGCTTCCTCGGCCTTGATGCGGTCGGCGATGGCTTTGAGCGAGGCGATCAGGTCGTCGTTCAGGTGCTGGGCGGCGTGGGCTTGGCGGTACACGTCGGCGACGTCGTCGGACGTCAACGCGGCCTCGGCGAGCGCCACGTAGTCGGGGCGGTCGGACGGCCCCGCTTCGAGCGCCAGGCGGCCTGCGGCGGTGCCAGTGGGGTCCAGGGCCAGTGCGGTCGGCAGCGGCCCTGAGAGGGCCTGTCGCGGGGTCACACCGCGCAGTTCGACCACGACGACGGGGAACTTCTTCGTCTCCCCGTTCGCGACCCGCTGCCGCGGTTCGATTCGCAGCGTCACCGGGACGAAGCCCTGCCCGTTCGTGCCCGACAGGACCATGTCGACCATGCCGCCCCACTCGGACGCGGCGTAGAACGAGTGCGTCTCGGCCCGCCACATGCCCATGCCGGACAGGTCCGGGAGCATCACGTTCAGGCGGGATGTCGCTGAACAGACGCGGCCTTTGGGCTGCAGGTGCCACTCCTCGCCGAACTGCGCAGCGCACAAGCAGGGCTTACGGGACAGCGTCTCCGTCTCGCCGTCGCAGCGGCGGGCGCAGCCGCCCTTGGACCACATTTCGTTGTACTGGTTGAGCGGGTCGCCGGGGGTGATCAGCGCCTCGATGGACGACGCCTTGGTGATGACCCGCCACTGTTCGATGGTGGAGTTGAGGGGCTTCCACTGTTCGGGCTTGCCGCCCCACAGTTCGGCGGCGGTCTGGACGTGCTCTTCGGAGTGGGAGGTGACGACCCAGGTCGCGGAGCGGACGGGCCGGTTGCCTTGGGTGTAGCCGGTGCGGAGGCGGCCGTGTTCGGCGGCCTTGCGCTGGATGTTCAGGAGTCGGGAGCCCATCAGGCTGCCTTTCGTGCGGCCCGCTTGCGGGGCGCCGGGGCCGTCTGGCCGGGCGCGAGCATCGCGGGGTAGGTGGACGGTGCGGCGTGGAGCCAGCGCGCCGTTTCGAGGGCGCCACGGAACGCGCGGTGTGCGTCGCGGCCGGAGGGCATCTCGACGAGGGCGTGGGACTTGGCCCGGAGGTTGAGGACGCCGGTCCGCTGAATGGGCGGCATGTCCGCGTCGGTGTCGTCGGGGAGCAGGACCGTTTCGCAGTAGCGGAGCGCGGCCAACTGGAGGGTGTTCTCCGGGTAGACGGACTTCGCGGAGCGGGTGGCGGACGTCTTGTAGTCGATGAGCCACAGCTCCATGGCCTTGTCGGGGCCCGTGGGGAGCCAGATCATGAGGTCGGCGGTGCCCGCGTAACCGAGGCGCCGGTGCATGCAGGTGATCTCGGTGGCGACGACGTCGCGGGCGATGTTGACGGACCAGAGGGCAAGCCACCGGTCGAGTTGGGCGAGGTAGGGCTGGATCTCGGGGTCGTCTGCGACGGGGGCGCCGAGGATCTTCGCTTCGGCGGCGTCGTGGATGCGGCTGCCAAGCTCCTTGGCGTACTCGGAGGCGTCACGGTGGACGGCCTTGATTTCCTTGACCAGCGCGGTGCGGTCGGTGATTGCCCGTCGGGCGACCTCGATGCGGTGGTCGAGGACCCATTCGACGGTGAGTTTCACGGCCCACGGTTGGAGGGCGTGTTTGGCGACCGACGTGCCGAGGACGTTGGTGACGGAGACCAGCTCGGGTCCGCCGGCGGGGTCTTGGTAGTAGCGGCCGTTGTCGGTGTCGTGGGCGAACTTCGGGTTGGTCATCCCTGGCCTCCGCATTGGTGGCCGTTGCCTGCGGGTGCGCCGCAGCCGCGGGGGCAGGGCTCGGGGGGCTGGGCGCCACGCATCAGGCACCTGCCTTCGGGGTGTCGTGGGTGAAGGCGAGGACGATGTAGTCGTCGTGGGCGTGGAAGCTGATCGCGTCGCCGGAGAGCGGGGTCTCCTTGGGGATGGCCTTGACCTCGCGGTACGTGGTCTCCGCCGCACCCCATGCCTTGGCGATCCCTTCGGCTGCGGCACCCCAGGGTTCGGCGGCGGGGACGCGCCACTCGTAGCGGGTGCTGGTGATGACGGCGGTCTCGTAGGTGGCCATCAGGCACCGTCCCCGGGCTCGCCACGGGTAGTGGCGCGGAGGTCGGTAGTGGCTGCGGTCCAGCCGCCGCACTTCCAGTCGTCGGGGTCGAGGGCTTCCACGGTGGGGTAGGGCCAGCCGTCGCGGGTGAGCCAGCCGTGTGCCCGGATTTCGCCGGTGAACGGGTACGGGCCGACGGCGGTGCAGTAGAAGGTCCGGCTGTGGATGCCAGTGGTGTAGGTGGTGCCGGGCTGGAAGAAGTCCGGGGTGCCGCTGGTTTCGGCGGTACTGCACCTTGCCGCGTGTCCACGTTCCGGCTCGCTGTCGCCGAGTCGCGCCTCGTTCTCGGCGACAGCGGTCAGGTCGTACATGACCGCGTTCACGGTGCTGCTGTCGCCGTACAGGGCGGCCCGGTTGGCGAGCCGGTCCACGACCGCGCGCAGCACCTCGGCGCGACGCTCGCGCCGGACGTGCGCCTCTTCCTCGGCGAGGGTCGGTTCGTGGCCGACGTACAGGTCGAGGTACTGCACGAGCCGGGCGAGCAGGGCGGGTGCTTCGAGGCTGAACGTCTCGGTGTCTTCGCGTCCGGCCAGGTTGCGGGCCTGGTCCATGGCGGTGCGGATCTCGGGCATTGTCGGATTGGCGCTCATGCGGCGGCCCTCCGCCCCTGCTTGAGGGGCCAGGTGCGGCGGCCGGCGAGTGTGGTGAGGCTGTCCGCGAGCACGGCGAGGGGGTTGCGGTGGAGTCGGATCGTGGTGGACGCGGCCGGGAGGGCGGCGACGATGGCCTCGGCGAGGACGTCGTCCCGGCTGGGCCGGTCCACGATGTGCGGGTCGTTGGTGATGACCGGGCCGTCGATCAGGTCCAGCAGGTCATCGCGCAGGGTCCCGTTCTCCGCGAGGAGAGCGAACACGTCCTTGAGGAAGTCCTCGTAGTGCGACGGGGCGATCTCCAGGTCGGCGCCGTCCGGGCGGACAGTCACGGACACCGGGTACACGCGTGGCTCGACGCTCATGCCGCGTCCCCCGTGTCCGTGGCCGTGGTGGGCGCGAGGCTCATTCCGGCGGCGGGGCTGAACGGGACGGCGCCGACGATCGGCCACGTGGCGACCGCGCGGTTCCGCTCGTAGCCGAGGGAGCCCCACTGGTCGGTGACCATCCACCGGCTCGGGTGCGGCGGCGACGGCCACAGCACGGCCAGCACCGTGCCGTCCGGGTGGCGGCGGACGCTGCCGATCAGGTCGGGCAGCTCGACGTCGGGCTTGGAAAGGTCGTCCCAGCGCTTCTCAGACATGGTTGCCCTCCTTGGGCGTGGTGGTGGGGTTGGTGGTGCGGCGGGTTTTTGCGCGGTAGCCGAGGACGGCCCAGACGACGGCGAGGACCAGTGCGGCCCCGAACCACAGGCCGATGACAGTCAGGAAGGTGTTCATCGGGCACCTCGGCGGCGGTTCCAGGCGGCCAGGGCCCGCTTGGTGATGTCCTGGTTGGCCAGCCACAGCAGGAGGATCAGGGCGGCGGAAGCGGCGCTCACGTGGTCACCTGCCGGCGGTGCTGCCCGTGCGGGCGGAGGACCAGGGCCAGTACCCACACCTCAGCGGCGGCGAGGCGGGTGTGGACGCCGGTACGGGGCACCGCGACCCGGTGGGCGGCGAGCCACCCCGTCCCCGCGGCCCAGGACGCGGCGATGGCGTCACGGCGCCCCGCGAGGAAACCGACGTACAAGGCGACGCCCTCAGCGGTGGCGACGGAGGCGACAGCGGTCGCGAGGATCTGCGTGTCCGTCAGGGCGCTCATGCCGCCACCTCGCGGGCGAGTACGACCTGCGTCGGAACGAGCACCCGGCCGGCCACCGACTGCGCCGCATCCAGCAGCAGCCGGATAACCTCGCCGCCGGTACGGCCCGGGACGTCCTCCCACCGCGACACGTGCGTCGCGCAGTCGACCGTGCGGCCCGGGTTCCACGGGCCCTCGCCATCGACCAGCAGCCGGCCGGCGAGGTGGCGGATTGCGGCCGATGCCAGGTCCGACTCGAACATCAGGCGATTCGGGTCGGCGGCGCACCACAGCGCGGCGCACACGGACATCGGGCGGGTCTCGCGCGGGGGGTTCCGCTTCATCGGGTCGGGGACGTAGTCGCCCTGGTGGTGCCCGTTGCCCTGGATGATGTACGCCGCCCGCCGGAACACCTCCGGCAAATTGGGGCTCTGAGATGATGCGCTCAAGGCTCTCGCCTCTCTCTTCTGTGTTGGGTAGAGGCGCGGTGCCCAGGGGTCGGCCGGCTGGCAAGAGCTGGTCGGCCCCGCACCACGCGGGGGTGGGTCAGGCGCTGTTGCGGCGCCGGCTGGGGAGCGGCTTCAAATCCGCCAGCGGGTGACCGCCGCTGATCGAGGTCACCGGGGCCGGCCGGGCGAAAGGCCCGGACTGCGGCTCGTGATGGTGCATCTCGTCTATGCGGTCCAGGTCCGCGTCGGTGAAGTACACGAAGCGGCCGAGCTTCTTGTGGGGGAGCTTCTTGACGTTGTCGCGGAGCCAGGACTCTTTGACTCCGAGCTCCTCCGCGGCCTCCGTGAAGTCGAGCCGGCGCTTCATGCGGGCACCTCGTTGGAGGTGTGCGTCATCGCGGCGTACTCGGTGACGGTGGTGGTGCTGCGGCAGACCGGCTCAAAAACAACCAGGAGGTCGACGCCGAGGCGTTGGGCGAGTGCCCGTGCTGCGGGTTCTGGGACGGTCTCTTGTGCACCGCTGAGGAGGTTGTTGACGGTGTTGCGGTGGACTCCGGCGTCTCGTGCGAGTTCGCGGAAGGTGACGGAGGAGCCTGTTCCGGTTCGCTGCATGAGCAGCCGGAACAGTTCGATGTTGGCCAGTCGGTACATGGCCGGGAGTGAGGTCATGTCCACCTCGGTAGGCAAAGTGTCTATCTGCTTGGACATGAGTAGCGTCTCACGGCATGGTCAGCATGTCCATTGAGATGGACAAGATTCTTCAATCTCACGCCGCGTAATCTGGCCAACACGAGATGGGCCACTAGCGCGCGCCGTCCATCATGATGGACACTCTGTCCAACACGTGAAATGGTTGTGGGGTGCGATCAGGCAGTTTTCGATCCGCGCACCGCTACCCGCATGGACACCCCACGGCCCATCGCGCGCAAACGGAGTGGCAGGATGACCAGCATGGCCGAGCAGGAGACCTCATACGCCCTGTCCGACCTCGTCAAACGACGCAGGGCGGAGCTGGGCCTCAGCCTGCGCAAATTCGCCGAGCACTGCGTCGATCCCGACACTGGCATCCAAGAGATCAAGCATGCCTGGGTAGAGCGCCTGGAGAAGCGGCAGAACGTCACCCCACTCCAACTGCCCGAGCTCCGCGCCCTTAAGGCCGGCCTCCGGGTGCCGCTGCGCGACGTTCAGGACGCGGCTGGCGAGCAGTTC